CTTACTCGTTTGACGTGCCAGTCGAGTTTGTGCGTTCTGAAGAAGAGACGGAAGCTGAAAAGCGAACAGCCAAGCTGTATGTGACGCCTGATTTGATTGGCGACAACCAGCCAACGTTTGAAGACACGGTAACGCTGAAGTACGCAGGGTCTAACCGTGTTGCTCAGATCGCAGACATCCGCACTTACAAGGGCGATCAAGAGTATCTGTTTATTTTGGAGGTGGTGTTTTGATGGCTAAACTTGCTTCTACAGATTTAGACGATTTTGATAACGATTATGAAGCGTATTTTGACAAAGCTTTTAACAATTTGATTCAGACTGCTGTTGCTGGACTTTCAACTCCAACTCACAGCCCTGTCTACACGGGGCTTTTTGCGTCTAGCTGGAAGGCCAGGCAAAACAGACCGATTCAGCGAGAGTCGATAAAAGATAGCGATCGATTTAGGCGAACAAGAAAACCCTGGAAGTTTGCTTATCGCAAAGAAACCACAAACGCTGCGGGCAAGGAAACCCAATGGGGACCAATGCCTCAAGGCGATATGACACTAATTGAAAGAAGGTTTAAGGTGCCTGATTTCAACTACAAAAAAGGCCCTGTTTACATTGGAAATCAGGTTGCTTACGCACAATATGCTTTAGAAGATGGACGCCCTCTAGCTTTTATACAAGACATGAAAAAAATTGTTGACGATGCTTTCCAGGAAAAACGTCGCTTGGGTAGCATCTATGCAGGCGTGTCGTTTGCTCCGCAACAGCAAATGGGTGGCAAAATGGCTGCTGATTATCAGGGCAACCCTATCTTGGAGGGATCTAACTGATGACACTTGTAAACGCCCGAGCAGCTTTTGAAAAAGCGGTAACCGACGCAGTAGCGGATGCAGACGATACGGTGTCGATGGTCTATGACAACGTTCGGTTTACGACTCCAGGTAAAACCAAAAAATACGTTGCAATGCGGGTAACTTTTAACCAGTCAACCCTTCAAAACCAAGGCGCAGCCTCTGACTACTACAGCGGTGTTGTGCAATGCAATGTGTATGTCCCTAAGTCTGCTGGTACGGCAGCGCTTTCGGCTGTTAGCGAGTCGGTTATCGACGGCCTTACCTCGGTCAACGCAAATGATTATGTTGATAGTTTTAGCGTTTCTCCAAGAGTTATGGACGTTACTGGCCCGGTTCCTGTTGAGCTTGAGGATCGTCCTCATTTCCTAGGAATTATTTCTTGCCAGTTTACGGCAGTCGTATAGTATATTAGTTGAAACGACAATGCTTTATGCGTGCCACTGAACTGCTTCGTAACAGGTTTGGCGTTAGCCAGCTTTACAAGCATGAAGTCAAAGATGGCGACGATGTGGTGCTTGAGGTGTATTGGCACCCTTTGACGATTGCCGAGCGCGAGTCGATCCAGAAAAAATCTAACGAGGATGATGGTGCTGACTTTGCGCTAGCCATGATGATTGAAAAAAGCCTAGATGCTGACGGTAAGCGGCTTTTTCAGGATGGCGAAAAGGCTGCGCTGAAAAACGCTGTTGAAGCATCAGTGTTGCAAGAGATCCAGCTAGCCATGCTGAGTTCTGGAACGGCAAACAAGGTGGAGGATGCCAAGGCAGACTTGAAAAGCAAGTAACGACTGGTTTTTCATCTATTTTCTTGCAAAAGAGCTGGGCATGACAGTAGCCCAGCTTTCGCGGGACCTAACGCAAGAAGAGCTAATCGGC